TCTGTTGTAATATCTAATGCTGATGCTACATTTAATAAATCTGTACTTTCCCCTATAGCTCTATCTAAATCTAATTTAATCATGCTTGCTTCGGTGGCTGTCAAAATCAAGTCACTGCCAAAAGCATTAATATTATCTTGCAAATCATCTAACGCATCATCTAAATCACTTATTTGTCCATCAATATAATCTTTAACTTTGTCAACGTTTTCCCAGTCATTCGCCGAAAAAACCTTATCTTTCTTTTTCGAAGTAATGCATATTTTAAAATCTACTCCGTCTACATTTGAAACCTGCCATAAATCTCCTACATCGTATGGTGGTACAGGCTGTGCTACAAATATCCTGCGTTTATTGTCGGCTGTATCTTGGGCTTTGCTGGCTGCCTCCATAGCACTTGTTATATCTTCATCCTTAACCCTATCCCATTTATAAATGTCACTCTCTTTTACAAATCTATAGCTATATCCAGTTAAAAGATCGTAATATAAATCATTCAGATGTTTGTTTTTCAACTTGTCTGAACCCCAGTCATTGGCAGGTAAATTAAGTAATGTGGGTACGCCTTCATAAAACCACAAATCAATTTTACCGTCAATTAATCCAGTTAAACTATCTTGCACACCAATAATATAGTCAGTTAAGTCATAATCTAAATTATCTATTTTTTTATTTTCGAGTGCGTCATATAAAACAACTATATTTTCTTTCAAAATTTCAAAAGCATCTAATAAATAATCTCTTTGAGCTGTAGTAATTTGAACAGGATATGTATCGCTTATAATATATAAATCAATATAATTATACAAATCATTCAAAGCATTTATTATTATAGAAGTATTTACATTTAAAGCAAAGGCTATTGATATTAATTTTCCTGCCTCCGCTGCAATATTATCATATGCTAATTTTATATTATTGGCTTCAATGTTAGTAACGTAACCATCGCTAAAAGCATTGCCAATAAGAGTGTTAAAATTAGAAATAGCAGTGTTCATGCCAGACAACCCATCTACTAATTCTTGTGGTATAAGCTCTCCATCATCACCCACTACAATTTGATTAGCATTTAATTGTGCAAATTCTCCTATTTTGCCCCGAATTAAATTGGCATTTATCCCCATTTCCGCACTGATTGCAATTTCCAAACTATTCCAATTATCATTTGTTAAAGCAATACAATTATGTATTAATCTTAATTGTCCCTTGTCAACAGTACCATCTGGATTTTCTTTTATTAACCAAATACCTCTTTCATCCGCCATAGGTTTCTGCCCATCAGCTTTTATAAGTTGTTGTTTAGCCAAATTTAAAGCATTATTCACATATTCATTGATGATAAATTCAGCTTCTTCGCCTTTATCCCATTTGTATCTATTAAAATCTACTGTACTTGCAGTAGTTGTTATACTTTCAAGCAAATCACTAATATAAATATTAGCATCATCTACACTATTACGATTACTGAAAATAAGATTTAATTTTTTATTTTCTGGATTATGAGTATATCCTACAAACCTAACTTCATAATCAAATGCTAATTCTTCATATTCGAGTGTCGCTAAATCACCTAATACAAATTTACTTCTTAAATGTTGTCCTTTTGTTAATGTTAAAAAATCATCCACATCTATAGTAAATTGAAGATTAGGGTAGCTTATTCTTTTTAATATTTTAGTGCCTTCTTCTAAAAATTCTTCTAAATTATCTTCAGTGTAATTATTATCTCTATATTCTTCTTCACGAATAAACGGATCTAATTCTATTGCTTGTTCTTCGGACAAATGATTATTCAAACTAACATCTGCACCTAAATCATTTATATTTGTATGCACCCCATCTATTTGTGTCATAATACTATCTATTTCAAGTTGCTTGTTATTTATTTGGGTAATCTTTGCAGTTTGTTGTTGCTTTAAGGCAGTTGTAGATTGTCTACTTGCAATAGCTACATCTAAATCCGATTCTATTAATTTTAATTCAGTTATTAAATCTGCTAATTCTATACGCTTAGTAGCCAATGTATCGTTTAAAGTGTTTAATTGTGATAGATAACCGCTAAATATACCTTCTTTAGTTTCTAAATAATCCTCATAATCATCTAAAGCATCTATTAAAGATTGTGACATATATTTGGTATTTTTGAAAAAGCTGAAGTTGTCAATATATGGTAATCCTGTAATATTGATACTTTGGATTGATATGTCGTCTCTGCCTTTTAGTATTAATCGTGTTTTTATATCATCATAATTTATAGCTTGATTCAAATTGTTAATAAAATTATAATCAGATATTAGTAATCCCTGATTCGTTCCTATCTGGTCGTTCTTATATACATCTATAGTTTTATTTATAGTATCATATTTGAACAAACAACCAAAAGTTTTTTGTACTTCTTGAAAGGCTTGTAAATAAGTTGCACTTGCAAAATTAAGTTCACGATATTTTAATAATAAATCGGGATTTATATAGCCTACTTTCCATGATGTTGTTTTCTCAATATAGTTCAAAAATCCTATTTCTAAACCATTCTCATCTTTTGCATTAGTATGGTCATATAATAATCTTGAAACACCATGATATCCACTTAATCTTCTATTTACAAATTCATATTCTCTTGAAAATCCTAATATAGATTTAAAAGTTTCCCCTGTTTCATTATTAGCTTTTATTTCTGGTTTAGTTAAAATAAAATATTTACTATTGTCAACTAATACAAGCATACCGCCATCTACTAAATCAAATAATTCATTTTTAACTTTAGTACCATCGCTTTCCATTCTATATAATGGCACTTCAAAACGAATTTCATCTATATCAACAAAATAAAATTTAAACTCTAACCCATCTATATTGTGCAGTTCTTGTAATTGCTCTCCATTCAATTTACATAAAATTAGTTCATATTTTTTTGGTTCAACATTTGGGTCTAAATCTATTAAGAAACTTTTTGACAATCTTTTTCACCTACTTTCAATTCATTTTCCAATATTTCTTTTATACTATCAAATTTCCAGTATGGTATTCTTAGTAATTTTATATTATTATTTTTACAATACTGAGTTTTAATTTTGTCATTTTGTTGTATATATTCAAATTGTTTATTAGCCCATTTTTTGCCTTTGCCAGCAAAATCTACTGGTTCAAAATGTTGTTTACCATCATATTCAATAAGTAAGTTATAATCAGGTAAATAAAAATCAAAAGGTAAAGGCTTCTTATCTCTACAATTATCATAAACATATTGCAATTCATACTCAACCTTCATTTTATCTAATATTTTAGCAATAAATAATTCACCTTTAGAACTATTACATCTTGGGCATCTTTGACCATTTAAAAAACTATTCGGTTTAACCTCATATACCTCTTTACACAAATTATGCTTAATTTTAATTTTAGTATAAGAATTTTTATATTTCCCAATTACTTCATACTCATCTCCAACAAGTGCCAAAACTTCTTGTATAAATTGCAGATGTGTCTTAACATTAGCTTCAGAAATTCGTTCGCCTATACAGTTAGGACATCTTCTATTTCTTAAAAAGGCATTAGGAGTAACATAATATTTGTAATTACAAGGTAAATGCTTCATCAATATTTTAGTTTTAGCATTTATGTATTCGCCCAAAACTTCATATTCATCGCCTTCTAAATCATATACTTCTTGTTTAAATTGCTTAGTTGTTTTTTTTAGTACTCCAGCACATTTTGGACATCTCGACATACTATATATAAACTGTGTTGGAATAACGTTCCATTCAAATCCACATTTGTTGTGTCTGCACTTTATTTTTGTTGCGTTATTAACATATTCTTCTAAAAATATGTATTCATCGCCTACGAGATTATAAACTTCCGCTTTAAATTGTTCGTTACTTTTTGTTATTGAATTAATATAGCAAGCAGGACATCTTTTGTCTTGATATAAAAAATTAGCAGGCGATATTTTCCATTCGTGACCACATATATTATGTCTACACAATATCTTGCTATGGGCAGTTGTATAATTTTCAAGGAAAGTATATTCATTCTCTACTAAATTATATATTTTTTTCTTAAACTCTATATTAGCCTTTTCTTTCTTATTTTTTTCTGAACACACAGGGCATATAGTTCCATTAAAAAAATTTCCTGGGCTAACATACCATTTATAACCACATTGATTATGTTTGCATTTAATCTTTTTATGAACACCTTTATATTCTTCCAAAAATATATATTCATCACCAACAAGCTGTTTGACTTCTTCTACAAACTCTTCGTTAGTCTTTTTTCTTGCCAATATTCCACCACCCTATTTGTTACTGAATTATTGGAAAATGACATTTAACCCATAATTTACATTTTCCAGTAACTTCTATTTCATTATCACCTTGTATTAGTTCCAACCATACTTTATTAAATTTTTCAAATGGATTAGTTCCTGTTAAATTATTTTTTATAAATCTATTTTCATTATCAACTGATATAACTTCATTCTTATTCAATCCTTCAAATTTAGTTGTTTTATCGTCATTTGTAAGATTTTTCAATTCTACATTTGTGCTACTATTTAACGACTTTATTTCAATCCTCGGATAATAATATTCTTCTACATTACTTTTATTTTCTAATATAATTATTGTGGTATCAGTATTATCACTTAAATCAAATTCATAGTTATATAATTTACTCCAAGCATATGGCGAATTAGTTCGACAAGTAACTTCTAAATATCCTTTGCCACTTGCTAAATATAGTTTTTCGGCATCCTCTATAATTACATAATAAAATTTACTTAAATCATCACTTGTTTGAAATTCTTTATATGTGTCATGTACTAACCAATTGCCGATTCTATTTCTATCTTCGGGAGTCCATTCTTTTGGTTGCCAATTATCATCCATCAACATAAATTGTAAAGTAAAGAAAATAGGCTCTCTTTTTACACTGTGAAGATTAGGTACAAGCTTTCTATGTGAAGATGTTTCATTAATATCCGCTCTGCCTATAAATGGCACTTCCACAAATCCACTATGCCCAACACGTACATTATATAAATTCATATCTGAAGATTTAATACCATCAAATATAAAGTGCATACTCTCCATTTAATACATCACCACCTTATTTGTTTTCTTTGCTGTTAATAAATGTTTCACGTGAAAAGAAAAAAGACCAGTTAATTATACTTTCACTGGTCTAACTACTCCACCTTTGTTTAAAGTCTTTTGCAAATTATCCATTACTTTATTACCTGCTTTTTCAATCAATGGCAATACATCTCGGGTCATATTGCCTTCAACATTAATTAATTTCTCTACTCGTATCATTTGTCCTGTATTTAAAGTCGGTAATTTGGGTATTATAGCACTTACAGTTGACAAGGTGACATTGCTTATAGTTTTTCTCAATTGTGCATCGTTTAATATCCATTCCGGGCTACCTTTAGTACCATGAAATGGGGCTATTAAAGTACCTGTATCTGTGATTTTACCGCCAAATTTATACCCATATTCACGCTTTCTCAATTCATCTAAAGTAAGATTTTTTAAATAATTATAATCATACAAATCTTCTTTGATATTGTATTTTTTTCTAAGTCTTACCGCCGAATCATGTATCCCATCCATAGCTTCTTGATTACCTTGTTTTTTAGCCATTTCCCAAGTTTCTTTTAGAAGAACATAAATATTATAATCTGATGGTGTCATGTCGGATACTTTGCCACCTTTAGATTCTGGTTTGGGTTTGGAAGGTATTGGGTCTTTCCAGCTATCGTCTTTAGTAGGTTTATAATCACTGTCATATTGTGGCAATAGATTGCTGGCTTCATAATCTAATCTTGCTATAGCATCTTGAGCTTTTTCTAACTCTCTTATGAAATCATTTTTTATAATGTCACCTAATATACCCATGCCCTTACCAAATTTGTTTTCAAAATCAACAAAAGCATCATATATATCTTCAAATACACCTTCTGCTACTTCAACCTGCCCACGCATGATTGATTTTCTTGCCTCGGCATAGACTTGTTCATCTGAATATCTACGTTCTAAATACTCTTTGTTTATTTCATATTCTTCTTCTAACTTTCTTCTTTCATTATTATATACATCATCAGCTATTTTTTCTCTATCTTTTACATCTTTTTCTTTATCTTTTAGTTGGTCTTGCAATGATTTTTTAAGTAAATCTCGTTCACGCTTTTGTTGAAGTTTAACTATTTTTTCATTTTGCTCGGCTAATTTTTTCCTTAATTCAATAACCTTATTACGTGCTTCTAACGTATCATCAAGGGATAATACATCTATTTCTTTTTGTAATCTAACTGCCTCTAATCGTTCTTTTTCAAGTTGTTCCTGATAATCTTCCTCTGCATACTGCTCATCCAAGGCATCTATTTTACCTTGTATTAATTTCTTAAATTCATCTAATTCTTCTTTGTAATTATCCATGCGTGATTTGTGTCTATCTTCAAGGAGTTTCATTTCTTTATTATAATTATCAGTCAATATTTTCTTTTCTTCTTCGCCACGTTTGCGGATAATTGCTACTATTCTTTCCTGTATTTGTTCTAACGCCCTCAATCTGTCTTGTTGTTCTTGGTATAATTGATTTTGTTCTTTTATCCAAATATCAATAGATTGCTGCCTAAGTTCTTCAACACTTTCATTCAATACCACTAATTCACTATTAGCAACTTTTATCTCGTCATTTGCTTCCATCCATGCTTTTTTAAGTTTTTGAACCCAAGTAAATATTTCGCCCATTTCTTCTTGCTGTTCTTTGGTTGCTTTGTTATATTGGTCTATATATGCCATTGTTTGCTCGGCATTAGTGTCGAACCAGCTGTCTATATCATACTGGGCATATTCTTTACGAAGTTCATTAGCACGCTGATGTAGCAAATCTTGTTCATGTTTGAAAGATTGTACTATTTGTGTATTGTTTTCTATTGTTTTGCCTATTAATTCATGCTGTTTTTTTATACCTTCTATTGTGTTATCTTTTTTAGCCAATTCATATTGTTCTTTTAATAAGTCACGAGTTTTTAAAAGGTTGTCGTTTTTAATTTTGATGGCACGGATTTCGGCATCCATGCTATCAAGGAATTGGCGGGAATCTTTGGTGGCGGTGGCTGTGGCTTTGGAAGCAGAATCTTTTGGGTATTTTATACCGCCAGTTGTGATAGAAATATTCCCTACATTTGCTAAAGCTTCATCTATATTTCTCAATCTTTGTTCTAATTCATATAGTCTTCTACGTTCAGCACTTACAACTAAGTCTGTACCTCCTTGCATACCAGTAGTACCAATTAAAGCTCTCATTTCTTCTTGTAGTAGTTGTATGCGTTTCTTAGTATCAGCAACAAGTTCTTTTGTTAATTCCTTACTATTGTTAAGCCTATTCATAGTAGCTTGATAATCAGCTTTATTTAATTCTTGAATAGAAGTAAGATTAGCTATTTGAGCATCTGTTAAAACATCATAGTTTCTTCTCACTTTGTCAAGATTTCCACTTATTATTTCTGAAACTTCCCTAGAAGTAAAACCAAGATTATATAATTCTTTTTCTATTTGTTGTAATTGCCATGTATTAGTAGCCATGAGAGCTTGTTTTT